GGGCGGACATGAATTTTACCGCACGTTCGCAGCACCAGAATTTCCGTAAAAAGATCCGTCAGCTACCCGCACTTAACGCGGCCCTGACACAACCGGAGCGGCTACCCACAGCCATGTGGCCCCGCAACATGAGGTAAAACAATGGCAAAACAAAAAGTACGCGGACACCGCGCAAACAAACCCAATGATTCCTTTGGAACAGTCAACGATGAAGGTCTATATCGTGGAAAATACCGTGACGAGGTATACGAAGACGAAGAAGACAACGTTGAAGTAGAAACGCAGCAAGAAGAACCGGAAGAGAAAGAAGCAACATCATTTGTACAGGGGTCCGAAGAAAGGGACCACGACTACAAAAAGCGTTACGACGATCTCAAGCGTCACTACGACGAAAAGGTACAAGCCTTTAAGCAGCGTGAAAAAGAGATGGAACAGGCTATGCAGTCTGCAGCCGCAAGCCAAAACATCACTTTACCAAAATCACCAGAAGAACTAGAACTGTTCAAGCAAGAATACCCAGATGTGTTCGATGTTGTAGAAACAATCGCAACTTTGAAGGCACAAGAACGGGCTTCGGGCTTAGAGCAAGAAATCGAAGTTATTCGAGAGCGTGAAAAGGAACTCAAGGTACAGAGCGCATATCGCGAACTTATGAACAATCATCCAGATTTTAATGAAATCAAAGCGGATGAAGCGTTCTTAGCTTGGTTAGACGAACAGCCGGAAAGTATTTCCGACGGTATTTACAAAAACAATACCGATGCTCGTTGGGCCTCGCGAGTCCTAGATTTGTACAAAGCAGATCAAGGTATCTCAACAAAGAAACGTACTAAATCTAATGAAGCGGCAGCAGCCGTAATTCGCTCACCTAAAGCAAAAGACATTTCGTCTGAGGCCAGAGGAGATAAAAAGATTTGGAAAGTTTCACAAATTGCCCGAATGAAACCGCACGAGTTCGAAAAGCTAGAGAGCGAATTGGACGCGGCACGGTCTGAAGGGCGAATCGACTTCAACTCTTAATACTAAACCTCAAAATGGAAGGAAAAGCAGATGGCTTTTACTCGCGCTGCAGGTTACAATAACCTGCCTTCCGGTAACTTTACACCGGAAATTTTTAGCCAGAAAGTCCTCAAGTTTTTTCGTCGCGCTTCGGTTGCTGAAGACATCACGAATACTGATTACGCTGGCGAAATTGAGAACTTTGGCGATACAGTACGTATCATTAAAGAACCAACAATCACAGTAAGTGCCTACTCACGTGGCTCTGTGGTTAACCCACAAGACTTGGCTGACGACCAGACAACTATGGTTGTTGACCAAGCAAACGCATTTGCGTTCAAAATCGATGACATCGAAGAGCGTCAGTCTCATGTTAACTTTGAGGCACTGGCTACTTCTTCAGGTGCATACTCTTTGAAGCGCAAGTACGACTTCAACATCCTGCAAGCAATTGCTAGCGGTGCTGGCATTGCCGGTGCTGATGACGCATCACTTGCTGGTGGCTTGACTTCAACCAACACTGCTCTGGGTACTGCCGGTACACCAATTGCAGTTCACACTGCTCCAGACAACGCTGTCAATCTGATGCTAGAAATGGCAAAAGAACTTGATGAGCAGTCTGTTCCAGAAGAGAATCGTTGGTTCGTTGCTTCTCCTGCTTTCTACGCCAAGCTGTTCTCAGCCGGTGCAAAGTTTGCAGAAGTACAGGTAACTGGTGACGGCACTTCACCTCTGCGTAACGGTCTTGTTATGCAGGGCAACATTGCTGGCTTCCAGTGCTACAAGTCTACCGCTCTGGTAACTGGTGGAACTGACGCAGTTAGCATCACTGGTGTTACTGCTGCTGCAGGTGAATCTGTTGTTTTGGCTGGTCACATGTCAGCCGTTGCAACTGCATCTCACATTGCAAAAACCGAAGTAGTTCGGTCAACTGAAACCTTCTCCGACATCGTTCGTGGTCTTCATGTGTTTGGACGTAAAGTCCTTCGCCCAGAAGCACTCGTTCGCGGTGTTGTAGATACAGTAGCGTAAGGGAGACTAGAAAATGGCGACTTATACTATTACTGGTGCCGGTACTACCGGCTTCCCTGCAACTGGCCCTAACGTTCGCGTAATCAGCGAAGTTGTTGACTTTAGCGCAACGACTAATGCTGCTGCTGACGTTTTTGAGGTTATCGGCATTCCTGCTAACACTGTTGTTCTTGGTGCAGGTATCAATGTTATCACTGCAGATTCTGCTGGTAACTCTGGTACTCTCGCTCTTGGCGACGGCGGCGACGCTGACCGTTACGTAGCTGCTTCAACCGTAGCTGCTGTAGCGCAGGAAACTGCAATCTTTGCAACGACTGTACCTTACCTGAACGCTTCGGCTGACACGATTGACTTGACTGTTGCAACTGGCGCAATTAACGCCGTTGTACGTGTCTGGGCAATTATTGCCGACGTAACAGGTGGTGTAGAAACTGCACAGACTGTTACCTTCTCGTAACTAAAAAGTC